GGCGCAGGAGCTCCCTCCCTACTTAGCCGACACATGGTGGACGTCATCGTATAACTCGTAGAGAGCTCTTTCATAAACAAGATTCTTAGCCTGGTCACAGCTTAAGAATGATGTTCTAACAAGAAGGGAGAATGACGGGCGGAGGACTCATCAGTTTAGTGGCTTATGGAGCTCAGAATATACTCCTCTCTGGAAATCCGCAAATGACATACTTTTACAAGACCTTTCGTCGTTACAGTCACTTCTCCATGGAGAGTGTCACAACGGCGCTTGAGGGGCCAAATGAACTGTCGTTCGACAATGAAATCAAACTACGGGCAAAGATTCAGCGGAGCGGAGATCTCCTGTCCGACATGTATTTTAGCTTCAGAGTGCCCGATATTTATAGTAAAAATATTACGTCTTCGCCCGCGCGGACATCGCAGTTTCAGTTCCAGTGGGTCAGATATCTTGGTGCCGCGATCATTAAGAGTGCGGCCTTCTTCGTGGGTGGCCAGAAAATCCAGGAGTTTGACGGGACCTATCTTATGACGAAGGCCCTCGCCGATTATGACCTAGACATGTTTGAGAAGTGGCGCGATCTAATCGGCGATACTAACGAAATATCAGACCCGTCAAAGGGAATTTATGCAGGTGGCACGAGTGCCACCGGCTATCCGAGCGTATTCCGTGACCCGACCGCGTCAGCAACGACGCAGGTGAACAGGCCCTCCATTTTTGGTCAGGATATTCATGTTCCTCTTACCTTCTGGTTTACAGATTCGACAACGCAGGCACTTCCACTCGTTGGTCTACAATTTCATGAGTGCGAGGTCCAGCTCACGCTGAATCCGATACGGCGACTCTATACCTATCTGGATGTATCTGGGTTCCGCGTTGCCCCCGATTATCGCATGGATGCTGGCACAAAGGATATTCGTATGAATATCCCTGCATATGGCCAGGTCACTGATCTCAGTGGTCAGATTCGCAACTTTCTAACCGACTGGGGTGTCACGCCGCCTGCAATAAATACGTGGTTCTTAAATCCCCGTATCCAGTCTACTTATATTTATCTACCGACGGATGAACAACGAATATTTGCCACAGCACCACTCTCTTATATAATGTATCAAGTCACACCCTATTCATTTGAAGGTATTTATAATCGTCAGCTTTTAGATTTAGAAACACACAATCCAATTACGCGCCTTCTGATTGTGAATCGGCGATCTGACGTGGTGGCGCGTAATGACTTCGCGAATCTTACAAACTGGTGGAATTTTCCGTATCCTCCTTACAGTCCCACACCTGGTCAAACACCGATAAATACGACCGCATATGCCTCGGGTATCTTCGTGCCGCAGGGGCAAATGGGTATTATTCGCGCACTTCGTGTCCTTTGTGATGGTAATGAAATACAGGAGGAGAAGCCGATAGATTATTTTACAAAGATTGTGCCTTGGAAATATATTACGGGTTTTCCGAGGACGATTGTCCCTGTCTATACTTTTTCTTTGACGAGCCCAAGTGCGCAGCCCTCTGGAAGTATTAACTCAAGTCGTGTTCGCAATTTTCAGATTGAGGTGGATGTCTACCCGCTTCCGTCTGGCACGACCTATACGTATGATTTAACAATCTATGTGGAAAATATCAACTTCTTTGAGGTCGCATCTGGAATGGGTGGTCTCAAGTATGCGCTGTAAAATATCCGTCGTCATCAGATGGACACGGTTACAAGTTTACTTGGAAACAAAATGTTTGCGTCCATGTATGATCCAAACGCAGATAAGTTGGCGGCCGACTATCGTGCCCGAGCGGCAAGTAGTCTAGGAAGTTTAACTGACACTGTTACGAAAGGGAATCAAACGCAAGATATTTTAAGCAAGATTCCCGGAGTTAGTGCTGATACGAAAGCGTCGCTAGATAGTCTTCTTGCAGAGGCGAAAAGTTTCACAACAGGTGCAGCTGGTTCGACGCCGAATACAATTGCTGCAAAAAAGGATGAAGTGGATACAAAGATACAGGCTATTGTTAAGAAGGCGCAGACGGAGGCAAAGGAAAAAAAGGTTGCGGTGGCCGAGGAAAAGACTGCTGCTGTAAAAGAGAAGGTTGCAAATCAAAAATTCTCGGTGACCAGACTTGCTGGACGTATTTGGACCCAATTTAAGATGTATTTCTTATATCTTATTATTGCGATTCTGGCACTGTGGGGTGGATCCATGTCAAGTAATGCTATGATATCTACACCGGTCTATATGCGATTCTATTATTTTGTCTATGGAACTCTCCTTTTTCCAATCGCCTTCATCTTTGCGCTTATGAGATATACAGGTGGAGGTGGCGGTGCTTATCACGCGGTGTTAGCGCCTCTTATTGAAGGACCTGTTCTAAATCCGGTGATGGCGGGTCTCTTGTATCCTTTTGTATACACTGGCGCGAGCACCCTCGTTACGCCTCTCCCTGTTTCGACAGTGACTGGTGCGACTGCGTTGCCTGAAGCTGCTATTATGGCAAAGGCGCAACAGAATGCTCTTGCTGCGACCGTTCCTGCAGCATATGCTGCGACCGTTCCTGCAGCATATGCTACTATGCCTATGCCTATGCCTATGGCCGCAGCGGCGGCGAAAGTGGGCTTAATCGGAAGTGGCGTATAATATATAGACAATGCCGCCCTCCACACAGCGCGATGTTGAATTTCCTTTTGTATCGGTCATTACACCGACATACAATAGGAGACGGTTTATACCATCACTTATTCAGTGCTTTCTTTCACAGACCTATCCAAAAGATCGGATGGAATGGATTGTTCTTGATGACGGATCGGACAGGGTTGAGGACATTTTCTCCGAAGCTAAAGATAAACTCACAAATTTTCGGTATCTGTATGAGGATGAAAAGAAGAATATTGGCGCAAAGAGGAATCGTCTGAACCGAGAGTCAAAGGGCGAGATTATTGTGGCGATGGACGATGATGATTTCTATTTTCCAGAGCGCGTCCATGCAGTAGTTCAGGCATTCAAGAAGAATCCCAAATATGAACTCGCTGGCAGCTCGGAAATCTATATGTATTATTCTGATATCAAGGAAATCTACAAGCTGGGACCGTATCACCCGAATCACGCCACAAATGGAACAATGGCCTGGCGACGCTCATATGCATCTACACACCTTTATGATGAGGAGGTCACGCATGCAGAGGAGCGTTCATACTTGGACAATTATAAGCACCCGATGTTACAACTCGACCCTAAGAAGGTCATGCTTGTAATGAGCCATACGGAGAATACATTTGATAAGAAGAAGATGCGCGATGAACCGAATCCTTTTGTCAAGAAGACGAGTATGAAGCTGAAGGATTTCATACGCGATGGAGAGCTGCGGACTTTTTTTGCGACTGCCTAAGCAAACACCTTAACAAGCGCACACCTTGGCCAGTCTAAACGATAAACAAAGAACCCATCTTAGATGAGTTCTTTGTTTGTTACAGAACAGAGCACTGTTGCATTAAAAATACTTAACCAGGCCTATGTTAACGAATTAACATCGGATTCGCCGCGGGTCAACATCACGAGCCCCCATCTGAAAGTCCCGCTCCGTGCTCACCAGGCGGCGGCGACACAGGCAATGCTGGATCACGAGAAGCGGCTTTCAACGGGCTGGGATATTTCTGGACAAATCCTCTTCAGTTCGTGGGCCATTCTAGGCGACGGTGTAGGAGTGGGTAAAAGTCTCACCGTTCTCTCACACATTGCGCAGCTCAAGGCAGCGACAGCTTTTTCCCCCAAAATGCCGAAACTGTCGATACCATCAAGTCATTATTTATATAGCATGGAGAATACTACAACAGATTTATCAGAGTGTTCCGCGTCTCTTATTATTGTCCCCCATACTCTTTTTCGCCAGTGGTCCACCTATATAAAAGACCAGACGAATCTGAATACATTCTATGTGACGACGAAGCGGAGCCTGGAAGGAGCCTTCTGGAAGAGTCTTAACGAGGCAGATGTGGTTCTGATTTCAAATACGCTTTATAAGGAGTTTATTTTGAAAGTAATTGATGTCCGCTTTAATCGCGTCTATATAGACGAAGTGGATTCAATTCATATGTCTGGGTCGGTTCCGCTCCCACATACCAAGTTCATGTGGTTTATTTCAGCATCATGGCCGAATCTTCTCTATCCCAGTGTCAATCTCTGGGTAGGTTATAATATGTTACATAACTGCGTATTCTCGCCGACTTCAACGTTTCATCCCGATTTTGTAGAG